ATTGTTTTTAGGCCGAATTAGTTAGTAATTAAATAGTATACTTGGTATTATATATGAAAATGGCAACTCATGAATCATTTAAGACAGAACTTTTTGCTCCTATTATTAAATCTACTGAAGGAAAATATTTAGCAGTACTATCAGATAACTCTGTAGATCGTGATGGAGAACGAGTCGGAAAATCCGCATTATATAAGATAGAGCAAGACACTGAATATCTTGCAGCCCTTGTAGACCATGAAAATAAAGCACTTAATCAAGTTGCTCAATGGATTAATAAAAGAACCGAAGAAATAGATGGACATTTAGCTTTGGTTGCTGAACCAAAATTCTTTAAGTCAAATCCTAAAGCTGTGCAGATTAAAGGTATGTTAGACGAAGGGGCTAAGATGGGTATTTCTATTGGTGCGATCGTTAAACAATATGAAGACATGAAAGTAAATGGTGATACAATTAGAACCTTTACTGAATTGGAATTGCTTGAAGCTAGTTTCGTGGGTATTCCTAGCAATAAACATGGGCGAGCAATGGCAGTTGCAAAATCTTTTAAACAAAACATGGAGGGATCCACTAAAATGGAACTTACACAAAAGGATGTCGATGATGCTGTTACTAAAAAGGCTGAAGAGTTAAATAAGTCTTTTGAAGAACAGATCAAAGAGAAAGACCTTAAGATCGAAGAATTGACTAAATCAGTTGAGGAAGGCGAAGAGAAGGCAAAAGAATCTGAAGCAGCTGTTGCTGAAGCAGATAAGAAGGTCGAAGAGGCTGGAAAAGCTTTGGAAACTGAAAAGAAACTTTCCTTAGAGAAACAAAAATTCAATGAGGAAGAAAAACAAGAAGAAGACAAAACTGAAGAAGCTGATAAAGCTTTCAAAGAAGGAAAACTTCCTGTTATGAAATTTCAATGAGGTAACAAAAAATGAAAGCAATGTTCAAATCATTTGATGATGGCTTCAGTATTGATTCTTGTAAAGAAAGATTTGATGCAGGAACTATTGATAAAGATGGTTTTAGTGGTTACTCAAAGGAATATTACAATCCATTTACACGAGTCGATAAAAGACTTGAGATTGCTAAGAATACTTATGAGACACAGAAAGCATCTATTGATACACAAACCGGTGGAGTAGGTACTGCAGGAACAGCTTTAGTTCCAGTATATCCAGACCCAAACGTTGTTAACAGAACAATCAGGGAAACTCCATTTAGAAATATGGTCCCAAGACGAGCCACAAGAGGTTTGACTTACGATTATATCCCACTAACCGCAAAAGGCGGCGCATTCTGGGCAGCTGAAAATGGTGCATTAGCAGTTGTAGAAGATACTTATGACAGAATATCTGTTCCAATTAAGTTCTTATATGCTAAAGGATTAATTTCAGGTCCAGCAATTGCAGGAATGGCAGGATTCATTGATCCAACTCAATTAGATTTAGGTGTTAAAACAGATTCTATTTATGAAGCTGAAGAAGATGCCTTAATTAATGGAGATGCAACAACTGATATTCTGGAACCAAGTGGTGCAATCAAATCCATTACTACAAATACAACAAACAGGTCTGGTGGTCTTCCAACAATACCATTAATTAGAGCTGAGCTTGCAACTACATATAATGCAAATGGTGTAGTTACTGTAGCAATTACAGACGCAACAACTCATAACTATGTTAAGGGTCTATTGTTAGACTTACAAAGGCAAATTACCAATCCTTCAGAAGGTATTCTAGGCTTTGGTATTCCAGATGCATTTGACTTCGATGGTGTAATGTTCATGAGGGACAAGTTTATGCCAACTGGAGCAAGCGCAAAGAGAATCCTATTCTTAGATATGAGATACATCTTTATGGCGGTCTTACAAGACTTAACCTATGAAGAGAAGTATACTGATCAAGATGGTTGGGTTTACTTGCTGAAAGAATACATCACTCCCGTTTTCACATTTGAGGGTTCAAGCTCACAAATGTATGGAATCGCATAGAGGTATTAGAAAATGGTAGAAGTAATCGAAACATGGAGAAAAGAAGCAGTTTATGGTGAACTTAAAAAAGTAGTTATTTTAGGGGACTCAGCAACTGCTACTGGATATACCGTAGATACAGACCTAGATGCAGCTAATGGAAAAGGCACATTATTTTCATATATTACAGATGCATATCACGTTGGTCTAACTGGAACAAGAGTTGACGCATCTTGGGTCGCAGCAACTGGTGTTGTAACATTAGGTGCAGTAACATCAACACCTGAATCAGTTGTTATTGTAATCGAAGGTTATTAACTTTTTATTTTTTTATTATCTTTTTAGTACACAGAGATGACTGTATCAAACCACCCGAACTGGTTTGGTGAAGGCACTTAGTGAAATACTAAGGGGCTATTAATGTTCGGGGAGAAATCAAAAATGGTAGGATTCAGGGGTGCTAACGGACAACCAGCATCATCACCTTTTACAAATGGTCCATATATTATGGATCAACATGTTACATTTTCATCTTTAGCAGTAGGTAATGGTGGAGAAGGAGACGTTTGGTTTGTAGATGGAACCAACGGATTAACGACAAATAATGGAACTGGTTGGAGTGATGCTTTAACTACAATTCAAGCAGCAGTGGATAAAGCTGGACCAGGAGATACTATTTATATTACAGCAAAAGACATTACTGACTTTACAGGTGACCCAATTAGTTATGAGGAAAACATCATAATTCCAGCAGCGACATCTAGTCTTTCATTGATTGGTGTCAGTAGAGGAAGAACTCAAGGCGGATTACCACAGCTTAAAGATGGTGCTGGAACTACTGCAGCAATTTTAACTATTAGAGCACCAGGATGTTTAATCATGAATCTTGGATTCAATGGCGCTGGAAATACTGGTGGCGGAGTATTACTTGACGATGATTATGCAGCAAAATCTGCTTTTGGAACTTCAATTGTCGGATGTCACTTTAAAAATTGTAAAGGTCATGCAACAAATGGTAAATTAGGTGGAGCAATTATGTGGTCTGCAGAAGGAAACGCTTGGCAAGTTTTGATCAGTGGAAACAGATTTTATAAGAATGTATGCGACATTAATCTGTTAGGAACTAGCTCAACTGTTCCACAAGATGTTATAATTGAAAATAATGATTTTTCAGCAGGTTCTAATTCAGATGCAGTTATCTGGTGTGGTGGATCTGGTTTTGGAGATGGTTTTGTTTTCAAGAACAACACTCTCGGATTAATCCCTTCTTTGGCATCAGGAACAATTGGTGTATATTTTGAAGGCACAACTGGAAGTAATCTTAACGCAACTGGTGTGATGGTTAATAATACATTCGGTTCAGCTGGAACAACTACTGGGTACGGAAACGACAAAGCAACTGCTAAGATTGGTACAGGAATATTATTATCAAATAATTATTCAAGTGCTGGTTTAATTGTTCGTGAGGCATAAACATAAATTTTTTATTTTTTTACTTTTTATTAATTGTCTGAAACCTTGACGGAACAGACATAAAACAAGCAAGGAGAAAAGAATGGTAAGCACATTTGATGAATTAAAAAGGAAAGGCGTAAACACAAATACACTTCAAGCTCTTATGAATCCTGGTTGGCCTCAATATGAAGGTGGCGAAATCGAAGTAACATTTGATGGAGCAACAGAAAATGGTATTGGTGATGAAAGTGGTTTTCAAAATCCATATACTTTAGCAACTGTTACTGGACTTGTTGAGATGTCAATATTTGCAAGATGTTCAACTTCATTAACCGGTGCTAGTGCAACAGTTGAAGTTGGAACTGCAACATCTACAGCAAATTTAATTGCACAAACAACAGCAACTGATATTGATGCCAAAGAGATTTGGCATGATGCAGCACCAGATGCTTCTATAGAATTAACAAGTGTTATTTTAAGAAAGTTAGTTGCTGAAGATGTAATTTTAACAGTAGGAACAGATGACGTTGATACTGGAGTGATTACATTTGTTATGAGGTGGTCGCCAATCACAAGTGATGGGAACGTTGTGGTGACTTAAATATGATAAAAGAGCTATCTTTTGGAACTAAATTAGCACTCGGAACCTTTATTGTTACTTTATTAATATTGTTCGCTGGTATCATATCAGCAAATGTTCGTGCTCAGACTCTTATTGAGCAAAATTCACAATCAATTAATGACTGTAAAGAATCGGTGATAAGTATTGGTAATGAAGTTATTGATATTAAGATCGGATTAGTAACA